TTATCGCTTCAATGCCCTATACAGCATCGTCCATACTTCTTCGCGGGTGACAGCGTCCTTGGGCCGCATTCCGTCCGTTATTCCCGACGATACGGCCCAGTCCCTGGCCTGGCGCGCCCATTCAGTTACCTGGTCTGCGGCGGCAGGTATGGAAAGGCCGAAGACGTTCGCTATGCCCTGTACTGTGGCAGCGGAGATGCGCTCGATGAACGCATCCGTGCCGAGCAGGCCGGCATCCTTGGGAGCGTCGATGAAGCCGTATTCGAGCAGCGCCGCCGGCATCGACGTTTCGCGCAGCACCGCCAGATTGGCCTGCTTGCGGCCGCGGTCCGGCAGACCGGCTTCTTTGAACGCGGCAGCAACGCATTGGTGTATTGCGCTGCGGATCTCTTCCGTCTTGCCGGATTGACCGGTATAGATGAACGATTCGAGGCCCGTGCCGCCTCCTGCATTGATATGGATGCTCAAAAAATAATCCACTTTCGCCGCATTGGCTGCTCTCGCCCGATCCGACAGACTGACGAACGTATCGTCTGTTCGGGTATACCGCACGTCAACGCCGTGATTTTGCAGCAGACGGCCTATGCTTAGGGCCAGCTTGAGGGTCAAGTTTTTTTCCTGCAGCCCGCTTCCGACCGCACCGGGGTCTTTGCCGCCGTGACCAGCGTCGATCATAATCTTCATCGGTTTTCTCCCTTCCCTTTTAGCGCTTCGATGGCTTGCTTCACGATCGGCGGGATCGGCGCGCCGAGCTTGCCGCCATTTTCGATGATGGACAATAGCTCATTGGCGATGTAAAAATACGCGATCGCATCCCGAAACAGGTGCGCGTCACCCAGCACGCGATCGACCAGGTGCCCTGCCGCCACCATCGCAAAAATGAACGCCTTGCGGGCAATGCCGATCAGCCCCTTGGTGCTTCGCAATTCGCCGGCCGCTCCCGCCGCCGCCATGCCGGTAAAATAGTCAATGACGACGAAAATAAGCAGCGCATTTAAAATGGCCGACCACCCCCCAAACAAGTAGGTGGCCGCGCTTGTCGACCCGGCTATCCCCCATTTAATGAACAAATCCCAACGTTGTTCCACGATTACATTCCTCCTCTCCCTCCCATTTTCGGGAAAATGAAAAATAGCCCCGTTGTCTCGGGACCGGTTATGAAGCGGTATTACGGTATTGCGGATCTTCCGCCGTCTTCATCGCTATCGTTTCTTGATACTCCTGCGGAGTAATCCATCCTTTGTCCAGCGCGTGATCTAGCCAGTCGATGTAGTAATTTTTCGCGGCAAATTGTAAGACTGGGATTCGGTAATTCTCCGGAATGCCGCCATAGTGCTCGCGCGCGGTCAGGCGCTCGGTTCCCGTCATATAAATATTCCGGGCATACGTAGATACGCGAAAAGCCAAAATCGCCTCTGCCATATCGTTTAAAAGCCTCCATTCGAGAAATAATGATCCATGAATGCCTGCAAATCCGCGCTAGTCTCCGCAGAGATTGCTTCGGCTTGCTGCAGCCGGTTTTTGAGCGCTTCGTTCTCGGCCCTCAGCCGCTCCATCGGGCCCGGCTCAGCCGGCCGGGTTCGTATCGCTTCGATTTCTTCCGGAGCTAGTCCTTCGACCCAGTATGCGATCTCAGGCTGTTGCAACTGCGGTATGGCCGTGTTTCCTTCACCGTCAGTGACCGGCTCAGGCGGCCCCTGCTGCGCCTGGGATGCCTCCCAGGCGGCCAGGTCGAACCGCGGCTTGTACAATCCCGGCGGCACGGGAATCGCCACACGGTAGCCGACCAGGCGCTGCTCGAACACAGCGGGCCCCGTTTCGGTGGCTGAGTCCGCTTCGATGGTCTCGTATATTTCGGTTACGCCTGTTTCGTGATCGGGGCCAAGGTCGACGTCGATCAAATAGCCTTGCAAGTCGATAATGAGGATTTCTTTCATGGTGGACACCTCCTTATTGTTCGGCTAGGAATGGGGGAATAGAGTTGAGATTCAGCCATATATTCCCAAATCCGCTAGTACTAATTTTAATGGCTCCATTACCATATATTCCAATTCTACCCAGAACTTCTGACGAGCCATTGTTACTAATCACAGGAAATGGGAAATATCGACTTGGGCGATAGCCTTTGGGCAAATAACATATATCCGTATTAGTGGTTGTTTCCCCTGATTTAATGACACCTCGGATATGCACGAAACCTAGTTCATCCTTCATATATTCAAGTTCATAATCAGGTCCCGGTCCACCAAAGTTCACCCATCCGTTTAACAAAGTAGCTTTAATCCACTGCGGCTGATCCTTCCCAGCCTTCTGCATCTCTAAAGCTCCGACACGTCGCACGACATCAACTTGACCAGATACAAGGGTGTCAACGATGCTTTTGGTGTTGCTTGGGTACTGGCAGTCTATGGCTATGATTGGAGCCGTAATTAGGTGACTATCAAGCGGCAGATAAGTAACTGAATAAGCCGCAGCTTTGTTAAATAACGATTCCGTTATGAAGGCGTTTTTTATTCCCACAACAGCAAAATGTGCATCCGAATTATTACTGATTACCCAAAAGGCTTCTTTATCATCTTCGAATACACGCAATATTTGCTTGTTTCGATATTTCAAATAGTTGTAGGTTGCCTGATTAGGCCCAAAGTACCCGTTAATGTAGTAGCGGCGGTGAAAGTCAGATGCATGATGCGGGGTCGCCTTTTCTCGGACAATCATCCCTACGCCTACTTCAACCTGATTCAGACCTTCGTAAAGCGATATCTGCCCTTCGCTCGTTATTTCTTCGAGGGTAGGGGTCGCGAGCTGGTATTGGAGTTTGTAAGGAATCCAATCGCTCCAAGATGTTGTGGGAACCCTATCAAGGACATAGTTATAAGGGTCGTTCCATTTATACCATTGCTTAAACAATCCGTCTGTTCTTGTGTAAGGAGCTGTGCTTCCGTGGCCCTGTGTAGTCATGCGCCATCCGTTAAAGTATGCTTTTATCTCATCATCAGACGGGGTATACGACTCTCCCCAACCAGAATGTGAGTCGGGAATGGTTACATAAAAGTGCGGGTCAACGTAAGAGAGAAAGAATTCATCAGACCCATTTACACTACCGTTTAGCATCAACGGTTTTCCGTCATATCTTATAACCTGCTGATAGCTCCTGCCATCAGCACCTAATGACGTTACGAAACTAGGAATTCTTACCCGTTTATATCCCGTAAAATCGGAACTCCATTCCCAGTTCAGCCCCCCATCCAAATCAATCGTCTTGAACCAACTGAACTTATAAAGCCTTCCATCCTTTTGGTACAGTTCGTCATACACGCTTCCATCCACGCTACTAGCAAGGCTTGTTACGGCCACTTGCATATTGTCTTCGCGGGGGACGAAGGGTAAAGGTTCGGAGCCGATGTTAAACACAGGGTTTGAAAATTCGCAACCTACAGCTTCGAAGCCATTATTACCAATCAGAATGTTGGCATATCGTGCATTTAAAGGCGCGGTGAACGTTATTGATTCATCGGCTAACCACTCATCAACATTTGATAGACCATGGTTTGTTATACGTACCATATCTGCGTCAAAAAGGTTAATACCGATTTTGCCGTTATGAGCGCAACTGTAAGTATAAGATTCGCCTGGCACGATGGGCACAGTAAAACGATAATTTACAATAAAAGGATCGTACTGACGCGGCTCCATTTTAAATTTATACTTACCAATTGGATAAGAATAGCGCGTATTTCCACCGATATATCCATACCATTCCGTAAATGGTGCAGCGAGGTTCTTCCCATACCGAATCACATAAGGATTGACGATGGACTTCATATCGTCAACATAAGGGTACTTGGCTGCGACTTGGTCGGCGGTCATACTGTCGAGCGCATTGTATTCTGCTTGAGATATCTCGTATAGACGAATGCCATCAAAATAGCCGTATTGTCCTTCTGAACCATAAACCTCGAATCCGATGTCCACAGAATTAAATGTGCCGGAATCAAATTTTATGAACACATTATTAAATTTTGTAGTATCTGTATAATTACTGTAATCAAATACTGTATTGTTTGGGAGTCTGACGTATACACGCAAATAAGAAGCATTACCGTTCTTCAGATCAGCAATTAATACATATTTTTTGTTTGGTGCAATAGTTAAACTATTTTGTGAATAGGTGTCTTTATTGATATTACCTTTTGTGAATCCGGGTGAAATGGTTACTTTTATACTGTTTCTTCCAACAGAAAAGTTAGAACTATCTAATGACTTTGTCGATTGATACACATTCCATACCGACAGGTTTTCGCAATTCCCATCCCTCCCCAGCAAATTCACCAGCGTCCGCCCCTTCAGCGACTTCAGCTGCAGCGGAACCTGGCGGTTCGCTTCGTTGCTGACCACCTGCAAGCCTTGCTTCAAGGTAACGGCGACAGGCTCCGCATCCACCGTCTCGCTGCCGAGCGCCTGGTCGATTTTTTCCCAGTTGTCGTCCAGGTTCGTCTGCAAATTCAAGTAGGTCGTGGTCGGCGAGGTTCGGTCGATCAGGTTCAATTCCAAATGTTTTGTTTTCGGGTTAGTCATTAGGCACCGCCTCCTGCAAATCGATCTAGACTCGTTGCTTCGATCGCCGCAATCGTCATTGCCTCGATCTCGGCGATCGTAAGGTATCGGTACATGTACTGTACAAGCAAATGCGCCGGCATAATATCCTCCACCGCTTTCTTCAAATCCGCAATGTTCGGCGGCAAACCCAGCGTGCTGACGAAACGGATCGTAAACGTGCTTGACGGCGGATCGAAGGATACGTGGATCGTTCCGTTATCGTAGGCGTCGGCCACGCTTTTCAGCAGGCGGCCGGTGAATTTGCCGAAGCCGCGCATTTTGGAGCGGACGACCGCGCGGCGCTGCGGGAGCGGCTGCCCGGCGGGAGGAACGATGCCGAGCTCTTCCTCCCACTGCGGCAGGTCCCATGTCGCCGTATCCGCGAAGCGCTGTTCGAACTGGTCCGCGAGCTCGCCTTGCAATCGGTCAAAGCGCTTCCCTTCCGTCTGCATAATGACCCGCATTTCCAGCACGGGCCAGAGGAAGTCCGGCAGTTCGCCAAGCATGGCTCTCCCCGATGGCGACGGGATTTCAAATTCACTCATGGAGCGTCACCTCCCCCAGGATGGCGACCGCCCCGGGCGGAACAGCGATATTCGCCTGGCCGCCGTTGACCAGCAAAGTGGCCGCAGCGTAATCCTGCACGCCGGGCGTATCCAGCAGCAGCGTGCCGACGCGGGCGAATTTCACGTTCGGATCGTCGCGGTAGGCAATCTCGGCCAAATGAGCCGTTAACGCCGCTGCGAAATCTTGCCTTACCTGCTCCAGCGTCCGGGACCCGCTCAAGACGACGTTCGCCGTCACGTCGACCGCAATGGCCGGCGCCGCCTCAACGGTCGTCAGCGCGCCGGCAGGCGCCGCTCCTTCGCCCATCCCTTCGCCCAGGCCGATATCCGGATCGATGTAATCCTTCACCGCCCGAACGACCGCTTCGGAGGCCGGACGCTTGTCCGGCCCGAGCACATATACCTTCACCGTGTTGGGGCCGTTCCAGCGCGGCTGTACATATGCGTCGCCGACCCCTGCCACCTCCAAAGCCCATTTCCGGTAGGCCGAGCGGTTGCCGCTCGTCGGCGGCGTGCGCACCTGGGCGAAAAACCTCGCCCGAAATTCCTCGTCCGTCTCCAGGTCCTCCCCCGGAACCAGGACGTCCGTCAGCTCCGCCCGCGCCAGGCCGGCGACGTAATCGAGCGGAAGCAAGGCGCCGACCGGGTCGTCGCCGGCTGAGCCCGCCGTCTCGCATTCCAGGGCGAACTCGCCGGCCGCCAGCTTTTCGGTCACGGTGTAATTCAAGCCGCCCGCCGCATATCGCCCGCCCAAGGGGACATCCAGCGGGCTTCCCTGCGCGTCGGCAAACCGCCCTTTGCGGACAGATTTCACCGCCGGCCTCGGTTCGACGCCGAAGTCCGCTCCCCGCCGGCGCAGCGCTTCGCCGCTCGCCGTCTGGGCGTGAGCCAGGCGGCTGTTGCGGGCCAGCTCGATATACGCCTCCGCCAGCAGCTTGGCAGCGGGGGCCAAGGCGTTATAAATGATGCTGCCTTCCCTCTTGTCGACGTTCGACGGCACCTCGCTCAGCATCTCCCGCAAAATATTTTCGAAAGTGCGATCCTCATACACCGGAACTTAACCTCCTTTCAATCTGTGTCGAGCCGTATATGGAGACGACTGTGAAGCGAAGCTCTACTTCGTCTCCGGATGTTGTCATGCGAAAGCCCTCGATGCCCGTGATCCGGTCGTCCGCAAGCAGCGCTTCCTTGACCCACCGCTCCCATTCGGGACCCGCGCCGCCGGACGTTCCACGCTCCATCCCGTAATTGGCCGAATAAATAAAATAGGCGAACCGCTCCGTGCTCAGAGCCATGTATACCGCCTGGCGAACTGCATCCAGCCCGTCGATCATGCCCGCAATCCGGTTGTTGTCCAGATCGAGCCGGTACGTCCGGCTCGGCAGCCGCCTTTCTTCAGCCTGTTCCGGCACTGCCCCCGGCGGAATGATCATGTCGTCAACCTCCCCGCCACTACAAAATGAAGCCCGCCCTGCTGGCGCAGCAAAATCACCTTGTCGCCTGTCTCGAGGCCGCGGCGAATAACGACCTCGCTCCCGTCAATCGTCAGCCTGTATTCCGTCAAATGCTCGGGAACGACCAGGAAATCCGCCTCCAGCGTATACCGCTGATCGACGTTCACTTCAAGGGGCTGTGCGCGCGTAACGGTTGCGAAAACGACATCGGCGAGCTTCAGCGATTCGATATACCCTCTGGCGATCAATTTTACGGAATCGTTCAGACTCATTCGTACACCTTCATTTCCAATGACATCGTATGCTCCTCCCCGGACAGGCGATGCGTGCATTCTTCCACCAGGTAATACTGGTTCATGCCCAGCTCCTCGATCGTCACCTGAACCTTGAGCCCGGCCCGCATCCTCGCAAACCCGAGCGTCTCCAGGGTGAAGGTCACCTTCTCCCGGTTTTTGAGCTGCAGCAGGCTCTCCAGCATTCGCTTGATTTGCGCCGGATTCAGCTTGTCGTCGACTTTCTGGTAATATTGAAGCGGTCCCCACAAGGCGATGTTGCCGCTGTCCTTGGCAATATACACGTCGCGCTTGCCGGTTGCTTTGTTGTCCTGAACGAGCTTGATCCGGTTGAACGTGTCGTCGTCGATGGACCGCTTGATTTTGTACTGATATACCAGACTGTCGTCGCCGAGAATCAGATCGATCATCATGTCGCTTACGTCGCGCAGCTGCACGAATCCGAAATCGTCGTACAGCACATAGAGGCGCCCGGTGGCGACCAGGGTGCTGTCGAGCGCCTTGCAGCAAATATCGAGCCGTTTCTGCCCGTCCTCCATCATTTTCGGAATAGCGAACTGCGTGTTGGCCAGCGTTCCAACGCGCAGCCCGACGGCCGCGCATTGATCCAGAATGACCTCGTCCGCGCGAACATTCGTTTTGACATAGGTATCTGTTTCATGCAAATAGCGAAGCTGATCGTACGCCTGCAGCCTGACCGGCTCGCCCGAACCGGTCTCCTGGACGAATACTCTGCCCCAGAACAGGTTATGCCCGTCCACGGTAATCCGAATGACATTCCCGTTATGGACTGCAAAATCTTTGGCCTGGAACAATCCGTCCCGGTGCAGCGTCACATTCAGCACCGACGGCTTGCCGATGCGGCTCGTCTTCCAGGTGATCTCGGAGCACAGCTCGGAAATATTCCACAGCGTGCCGTTTAAGTTATCGATGATAGCCTCGAACATGCCGTCTCACCTCGTCTTGGGCGGCAGCCGCAGGACGCGGCCGATCTGCAATTTGTCTAATTCGGCGTCGCTGATCCCGTTGAGCTGCTGAATTTCGCGCCACCGGCTCGAGTCGCCGAGCTCCATCCGCGCGATCTTGTAAAGGTAATCGCCGGGCCTGACGGTGTATGTCTCATTCGGCACCCGTTCGTCCGGACGGGCGGGCGGCTCCGGCTGCAGCACCGTCTCGCCGTTTTCCGTCACCGCAACAATCCGCTTGGCCGAGTAGAACACATATTCCTTAAGCGTTAGCGAGAAAAAAATATCGCCCGGCGAGCCCCCCTCCTCCCAGCGATCGAACGATTCGATCGTCATCGGCAAGGACACCACGCTCGCTTGATCGGTCTTGCTGCCGGCATAGACGAAGCGGATCGGATAGCCGCTGTGCATCCAGCGCTCGATGTCGCGCACATGCTTTTGCGGATCGAGCGGGAGCGGGCTCCTCCGGTACTTCTCTATAACATAGGGGTCCTTGTTCGCCGGAAACACGCTGTCGAAGCTGATCGTCAGCAGCTCGGGCTTTTCGATCGTATGAATTTTGCCGGTCTTGACGATGCTGTAGTCTTTGCCGGCGCCGCTGCGCTTGACGGTCATTTTCTCGGGAAGCACCGGAAAATACCAGCCTTCCGCTCCGTTGTTCCAGCTCATGGTCATCGTATACGGCCTGATTTCCTCCTCCATACGCTATCCGCCCTTTCTGTACAAAATAAGACGCTTGCAGACATCGCGGACTAGACACCGTAGATGCCTTGGACGTTCGCGTCGATTTCCTGGTTCATGACGCTTTCGATTTTGCGAATCAGCTCGTTCACGTCGACTTCGTTGGAAATCGGCCCCGTCGTCACCTGCACGGTCGGCGTCAAGGTCACATAGTTTTGAACCGCCTTCATCTCGGCGAGATCGCGCATCAGCTTCACATCCTCCTCGTACGCCTCGACGGAATCGTTCATCGGGGAAACGCCCCCGCCCGGGGCGCTCCTGGCGGCAATTCCCATGCCGGGATGGCTGCCCATGCCGTTCGGGAAGCCCGCGCCTGCGCCGGCCAGCTTATCCTTGAACGAGGAAAACCCGCTCCCGCTCATCGCCTTGTTCGCCTTGTCGACGATTCCTTTGCCCGTATCGAAGCCGGTGTTGAACGCGTCTGAAATGTTTTGAAAACCCATTTTCATGTGAGAAAGATCGACGGTATGCTTGCTGGAGGTCGGTTCTTCCATCTGCTCTATGTGTTCTTTGATTTTGTCGCTGATCGCATTCACATTGTTCTCGTCAAGGAGGCTTACCGGCTCGTAATTCGTGCCGAAAATATCATTGACTGCTTCAACCAGCTTGTTGAAGAAGCCGAGCGCTCCGTTGATCGAGTTCAGAATCACCTTCATAAAATCGCCGGCAAAATCTTCGACAGAACGGGTCATAGCGTACAAAGCCTCGAAGAAGTTCATCTTCAGGTCATAAACCAGCTTCTGAATGGCGTATACGGGGTCGATGAAAATATTGCGCAAAAACTCCGCAAAAGCCAAAATGATATTCCACAAAGAAGCGACAATGTTCATAACATAAGCAAACAGCGAATAAAACAATCCGACGACAAAACCGATGACCTGGTCGAACGTTACGCCCAATTGCATGGCCCCCATCACAAGCAGCATAATCCCGGCAACGATCAGCAGCACCGGCCAATACATCATTAGAAACGCTGCAGCCGTCGAGATGATGGACGTCATCACTTGCGCAACCAGAATTCCTGCAATCGTGAGCAGGATCGTGGCGATGATCGGCCAATACTGAACGGCGAGTTCAAAGAAGTACAGCGCTGCCTGAGCGACGCCATACAACACGCTGGATACGATGGTGAATCCGGCGCTGAGCATCTTGAAGAACGGATCGAACCTGCCGGATTCGAACGATTCGATCAGGAAGCTGGTGAGCGGCTCAAGCGCGGCGAGAGCCCCCTGTCCGGCCTGGGCCATGCGGAATTTGAACGTCTCCGTCACCCGCTGCCACTGCGCCGCCGGATTGTCGAGCATGCTTTCGAACGCTTCCTCCGTCATATTCCGCTGGTTCAGCAGCTCGTCCAACCCCTTGATAAATCCGTCCATGTCTCCGGCTTTGGCAGCCTTGAACGCATCGCTATGCTGCACCTGGGCGGCGTTCATGCTGAAGTTTTTCGCGATCGCCGACGCATCTCCGGACATCAGCGCGTTCATGCTGTCGGCTGCGCCGGTCAATCCTTGCGACGGGTTCAGCTTGGCCAACCGCATGGACAGCTTGCTGAGCTCAGAGAGCTGCTGCGGATCGGCCGTATGCGACATGAAGGACATCGCGCCGGAGAGCGCCTGATCAACATTTTGACCGAATTTCAGAGCCTGCTCCGAGATTTGATCGAAGATGGCGCCGCCGACTTCCCCGCTGCCGGCCCTTGCCGAGAGGGCGTCGATCATCTGCTGCTGCTTCATGGCGCCGCTGATCGACATGTCCCACGCCTTTTTGGCCAAGTCGAATGCGGAAGAGGCGGCATTTTGCATTTGACCGAGCAGCTTGTCGGCCGCTCCTCCGCTTTTCCCTGCCGCATTGTTGCCGGACGTAACCGCTGCGGCTGCTGCGATGACGTTTCCCGCTTGCCCTGCCGCCGGATTGGCGGGCACATTGCTTGCCGCTCGGTTGGCCGCATTGCTTGCTGCATGGTTGGCCGCATTGCTCGCTGCGCGGTTGGGCGCATTGTTGTCCGGCTTGCAAGGCGGTCTGCAGGCTGGCTTGCAGTCTGGATTGTTATTCGCGGCAGCGATTGTCGCGTTTTGCAGTTTGCCCTTCAGCTTGTCGGCCGCGCTGCCGCCCTGCTCCACTGTTTTGTTGAACATTTTTTGCAGGGCGATGGCCTGGAATAAGGCCTGGGAAATATTCGTCTCGCTCTCGACAATTTCGATTTTTTTCGCAAGTCTCTTCCGGTCGGCCTGCGCGCCTTTTTCCGCCGCTTCCTGCATTTGCTCCATCGTGACCGTGACGGTCCTCGTCTTTTGCGTGATCGTCTGCAGCATGCTGGACAAGGCCAGGAACTGCTGCAGCGAAGTCTCGATCGTCGTCAAGTCCTTTTCCCTCCTTTCCTTGAAAAATAAAGCGCCCCGGGAAGGGCGCTTTATTTGCCGCGCCGCCCTCGCTTGCTTCCCCGAGCCGAGGCCATCTGGCGCTTATGCTGCTTCTCCGCGTCGATGCGGGCGCGGATCATCCCGATCAATGCCGCTTTCCTGCGCCGGGGCAGTTCGGCGAACTCCCACGGCATCAGGTGGTACTCGTTGAGGGCGTAATAGGCGTACACCGCCTCTCCGTCGCCCGCTTCGATCAGTTTTTTACTTCGTCGGCCAATTCGTTGATATCCTTGTCGAAGCCGTTGATTTCCTGGATTTTGGCCACCAGGTTGGCGTATTCGCCGGACAGCAGCATTTTGCGGATCAGCGTATCCGCGCCGCGCACGCCGTACGACTTCTGCAGCTCGGCGTCGTTCAGGTTGGGGAACACGACGCAGGCGGCCGCGAGCTTGGCCAAATATTCGCCGTAATTCGTCTCCGGCACCAGCACGCCGTTCTTCCCTTTCACCTTGCGGGTCGCGGAAGTGCGGATTGCATCGTTCTCCTCCTCGGAGATCGGCCTGACCTGCCAAGGAATCGGCCTGCCCTCCTTATCTTTGAACCGTTCGGATACGACGAAATCCTCCGTTTGCGGCGCGAGGGCGCTGCCGGCAAAAAACAAGCTCAAGTCACTCATGGATGAAATCCTCCGTTCGATAAATTTTGATATGCTCGTGTTAACCAAGCACCGGATCGTTAAAGAGCGAATCGATCTCGATATCTTCCCAAGTGAAATCGCATTCCTCGTCAAGCTCGTCCGCTTCGGTATCGAGCGCGGCCATGACGACGCTGTCCAGATTGACGCCGATCAGCGTAACTACCTGCTTGCCGACCGACGAGCCGGGATCTTCGTTTACAATCGTGATATCGAAATACGTATCAACGCCCGTTTTGATGTAATCGTACATCAGCTGGCGGAATTTGGACGTGACGTAGTAGATCGTCATACTGCCCGTGCCGCTCCAGCCGACCACCTTCCGCTGCACGCCCCGCTTGCCGAGCGTGCGGATCTCGTTCTTTTGCTTTTCGGCGGTCGCCCGAATGTTGCGGATATAGAACATCTCGTAATTGATTCCGTCGATAGTCGCATAAGCCCGGCCCTCCTGGCCGGAAATAATGTCGCCTGCTTTAAGGAAACCCATCTTAGCGCACTCTCACTTTCATGTAGATTTTCTCGATCGCATCGACCGGCTGAATCCAGCCGTCCACGAATACGGTGTCGGCTTCTTCGCCCTGGTTCACCCGCAGATCGTTCTGCCCGTCGAAGTTCTGAATCGCATTGATCGCCTGATACGTCTCGGCCAGCTTCACGCATTCCTTGCGGAACAGGCTGCGGCCGTCGGCGTTGTTGTCGACCTTGCCGATGTAGTACGCCTCGAAGGTCGCCTTCCAGTCGTTGGCAAGACCGTCCAGCGCCCGCAGCGCGCGGTTTTTGCGGAAATGCTTGCCCTTGGCCGGCGTGAAGCTCTTGAACGTGTTGATATCCTGCTCCACGATCGCCCGGCCTTTGTTCAGCGTAAACAGAAATTCCCCGTTCGCCAGCGCCGCCGTGATCTGCGCATTCGAATAGCGCGGGTTGACGTCGACCGCATCGTCGTAAGCCGCATAGGTCAGCGATTCGTTGACCGCTGCGGCTGCGGTCGCCGCTGCCGTCCAGGCCGTCGCCTGCGCCGCCGACAGCACCGTCCCGTCAGCGAGCATGACGCCGTTCTTGACAGAGATGACGCCCTCGTAATCAGCCTCCGGATAATTCTCGACGACCGCCTGAATTTTCCGGCCTTCGTCGTCGCGCAGCCGTCTGGCAAAAGCCGCGTACACGCCCTTCAGCGTGGCGTCGGTGCCGGCGTAAGCGACGGTGTGGAATTCGTGAAGCTCCAGCGCCGCCAGGAAATCGAGGTGATCCTGGTTGGTCGCCGTGCCGTCGGCTCCGCCGGTCAAGGCCGCGCCGGCCGTTGCCTCAAGCTGACCCGAACCGGACCATTCAATCCAGTCGCTCGCGCTCAGCTCGGAGATGTCAGCGACCGTCTGCCGGTCGACCTGGGCGCCGCCGAGCAGCGTCGTGACATCAAACTTCGCTTCGTCGTCGACATTCGCGGCGATGACGATCTTCAGGTCGTTCCCGCGCACGCCGCCGTATTTGGCCGTTGCCGTCAGCGCCCCGACGGTCGCCGCCGCTTTCGTTCCGCTGTTCAGCCGGTACACGAGCAGCGTTTTGGCCCGCTTCAGCGCTTCCTTGACAAGCAGCAGCTGCGGGGCCGTGATATCGTATCCGAACTTCCCGAACACGTCGTCGCCGGCCTGAATCGCCTGCATCGTCTTGGGAAGTCCCCACGGCAGCGAGAGGGCGATCGCCGCAGTGCCTCGTTCGCCCTGCGCGCCAAGCGACTGCCCTTCGCTTTCAAAGTTGATGTACACGCCTGGACGTACTTTATTTTGAGTTGTAAATGTTCCGCCTGCCACTGTTTAATGCGCCTCCTTGTTCAAAAAAGCTTCCAGCATTTTGTCGACCTGTGCGGCCGTATACGTTGCGCCTGCATCCAGCAGCGCATTCAGAACATCCCGATACGCAGCGTATTTGTGCGAATGGATGAGCTGCTCCTTCGTATGCCCTTCGGGCTTCGTTTCTTTTTTAGCCATTGGTGAAATGTCCCCTTTGCTTCAGTGTCCGCATCTTCGTTGCCTCGCTCTCCGGCGTGCGGAAGATGTGGCAGTGAATATCGATAAAAAAATGCAGCGCGCTTGCGGCAATCTCATGCCTCATCCCCGTCCCCCGAACGAATCCTGCTCCGGGAACAGCAATGCGTTCCAGCCCGCTGTACAGCCGCTCCGCAGCATCGTGCAGCAGCTCGTCGGTCATGAGCGGATCAAAGTACCGAATCGCAAACGAATAAGTGCGGCGGTACCTTCGCCCCATCAGCTGCCGCTGCGCCGTCGACACCAGCTTGACGGAAATCGCGGCCTGCTCTCCGTCCTGCGCGATGTCTCCGCCTGTCACCGGCACATCCGGAAACAGCGTGCGCAGCTTGTCCATCACTCCGCTGCGGACATCGCTGACTGTCATCCCCAGCTGTCATCACCCTTTCCTCGCGAATCGTCATCGGCCCGATAGAACGCGCGGACCGCGCCGCCTGCGGCCTGCCCCCGGACCGCATGGAGCCATCCATGCTCTCCTGGCCGTAGTCTGGCTTTACAAGCTGATTGCCGGCATCACCTCCGACCCGAAGTTTGCATTTAACAAATCAAAGTCAGGATCACACCCCAGCCCTGCAAAACAGCGGCGCCGCGCATGCCTTGTCCGCTTCATGAACGGGACACGCCAGCGCTGATCACCGCTTCGCCCGCACGGCGCAACGAAAAAAGCCGCCCGCTGTTCGGACGACTTCCTCTGTGATCCATTTCTTTGACGATATCAATATAACACGGAAAATGGCGCCAAAAGTAACAAGAAAGTGTCAACCTTACGTCCATCCGAGCTTGTCGGCAATCGCGTAGATGATCTCGTCTCTCCAGCGGAGAGCGGTCCGGGTGCTGACATTGAGCCGCTGCGCAATGCCGTCCCAGGCAAGCGGCTGCGACCTTGTCCAATACTTCAGCCGAATCAGCTGCTGCCGTTCGGGGGACAGCCGCTCGACGACGCTGTCAATGGCCTGAATCAGGCTTTCCAGATGCTCCAGCCGCTTGTGGCCGGCCAGCAGGACAGCGGTTCGGGCAGGAGCAGGGCCGGGAAGATGGCCGCTGCCGTCCGCGGCGTCCTCATCTGCATATTTGCCGCCATACAACATTTCATTTCGCAGCAGCTCGATTTCTTTCTTCGTATCCGCATACTCGTACAGTTCGGATTCGATGTGCTTGAATGTGCCTTTCCTCAGCTTGATCGTTGCCATGGCAACCTCTCCATTCGCAGTTTAGTGTCTTGGAAGAAAGAATATCACTCAATAGAGTTATATTCAACCGAATTTATATCTAGAATTAGTTATATAATCCCATTTTCTCTCAACCATTCTGTATATTTCTTGACGAAGCTAACGCTATTGAGTTAATATAACGCTATAAAGACACATGGAGGGTATTCGATGAGTATCTCCAGGCAAATCGAGACGTTAATGAAGGCCAGCGGCGTCAGCCGGTACAAGCTGTCCAAGGACACCGGCATTCCTTATACGACGCTCACCCAGATCATTAACGGGCGAACGAAGGACCCCCAGGTCGGGGCGCTGGAGGCGATCGCCGACTATTTCCATAAGCCGCTCGACTATCTTCTGGGCAAATCGTTCGAAGCTATCGTTCAGCAGCGTCTGGAGGAGCTCGGTCTGACGATCGAGCAGCTGTCCGAACAGACAGCGATACCGCTGTCCGACTTGCAGCGATTGGACGCCATCACGCCTGGCTCCGCGGACGACGGGCCGGGCGGCATCGTCTCGCAGCTGGCGGCAGCGCTGCGCTTAAGCCCGGAGGAGCTCGCTTCGGCGCTGGCAAGGCAGGTGGCCGGCGCATACGGCAATGCAGCAGCTGCAGCGGGCAGGTTCAGGTCCGACGAAGGCGCTGCGGAGATCTCCCGCGAGCCCGAGACGATCGCGGCGCATCACGACGGCGAGGACTGGACCGAAGAAGAGTTGGAAGAGATCAGGCGGTTCAAGGAGTTTATCCGTTCCAAGAGACAACAGAGGTGACGGTATGTTATATGAGAATCTGCTGAGGGACGCTTCCCGCTGCGGGGTCAGCACATATGAGGTTCGAATGGTTCCGAGGATCAAGGGACTGTACAGCGACGATACGATCTGGATCAACAAGGCGATCTCCACCTCGGCAGAGAAGACATGCATCCTCGCGGAAGAGCTCGGCCATTACCATACTTCGGCCGGCGACATCCTCGACCAGACCAAGACGAACAACCGGAGACAGGAGCTGCGCGCCAGGCAGTGGGCCTACAACCGGCTCATTCCGCTCGAGTGCATCGTCGAGGCGTACCAGGCGCATGCCAAAGGCCGGCACGAGGTCGCCGAATATTTGGGCGTGACCGAATCGTTCCTGCAGGCGGCCATCGACCGCTATCGGGACAAGTACGGGCTGTGCGTCGTCGTGAACGACCGGTACACCGTATACTTCGACCCGCTTGGCGTGGCGGAGATGCTGCCGGATGAGACGACGAAGAGCCGCGGCTGACGGCCGCTCAGCCTTATCAACACAAAAAGCACCCGCCTGGGTGCTTTTCGTTTATCGGATGCGTATCGAGCAGACCTGGATTACTTCGCTTGCGGCGCATTCTCGCCTGAGATGCCGCTAAACGCATCCGTCATTTCCTTCAGGCCGCCAAATACCGCATTGCCAAATGCTTCATTCGGCTGAATCTTCCAGCTGTTCTCGTGCTTGGCCAGCGAAAGCTCGACCGTGGACGTGACCTTCGCGTTGTCTTCCTTCTTCAGCAGATCGATTAACATTTGATTGATTTGCTTCTCAAGCTCCTCATCGCTCATTGGATTGTCCTTGGCGAATGCCTGAGACATCGATAGAGCGATGGACTGCTGCAGGAATTCGCCGAAAATCGGCTTCAGATCCAGCGCCGTAATCTCCGTGGTGACGACTGCCTTGTCGCCATCGGTCGAAGCGGAAACAATCTTATATTCGATGCTGCCGAAGATCTGCTTTAAGGCCTCGACATCCTTCAGCGCGGGCGCTTCGGCATTGCTGCCAACGAATCCATCCCATTGAGAAAAATATTGGTTCATCGTTTCCTCGTCAAGCGATTTCACCGCTTTGAGCGCCTTCTCAACCGCCGCTTCCGGCGCCTCGCCTCCCGCAGAACAGCCCATCACAAGCATCAACAACAGCACAATGACAGTTAGCTTCTTCAACGAAATAACCCCTTCTCTTGTCTAAAGTATGGTTTCCTTAAGCCGAACGATTCTGCAATCGCGGCCGTTTCCCGGCAAATCCCCGGCTTTAAGCCTATAAATCTGCCGGCATAGCGATGTGTCCCGTCCACCCTTCTCCTTTCCGACAAAAATGATGGTGCTTTAGAACTATTCGACACATATTAGTAAAATCCTTCAAGATTTTCACGATTTTTGTCCGAAGTTTACTTTTTTTGATGAAAAAAAAATACTGACAGCCAAGCTGTCAGGGTCGCTGATTTATACTATAGGCATGATCATCACTTAAGGGAGCGAGATGCCATGATGCCGCAGGAATACATTGTGATCCGGGGAGCCCGGGAAAACAATCTAAAAAATGTAACGCTGCGCATTCCGAAACGTAAAATCACGGTGTTCACCGGAGTTTCGGGGTCGGGCAAATCGTCGATCGTGTTCGACACGATCGGCGCCGAAGCCCAGCGGCTGCTCAGCGAAACGCTTACCGCCTTCATCCCAACCGGATGCCCAAGCACGAGCAGCCTGAAGCGGATTCGATCGAAAACATTTCGCCTGCCATGGTGA